AGATGCTACCGCTGTGCTTTCATTACCTGTAAAGTCCAATGCTGTGACCCAATAGTAATATTGAGTGTTTACCCCAAGGCCACCATCAACGTATTTATCTGACCCCGAAAAAGCGATTGGGCTTGCGGGCTGTGAATTGGTAGTAGCCCGATATATGTTGTAACCCTTCAAATCATAGAGGGTTGTTGTGTCGCTGTTAGTTGTAGGCGCAGTCCAATCTAGCGTTACTATCTTCGGCCCGCCTGTCGCGCTTAATCCTGTTACTGGCGATGGGGCTGTAGTATCGCCACCGTGTGTGTATGGCGTAGCCGCAGTCCATGAACCGCGCACCCCTTGTATGGTAACGCCCCTAACGCGGATGTTGTACTGTGTGCCTGTTTCTAGCGGCCCTATGATTACAGAACTTTCTGAAGCGGGAACCTCTGATGTAAGATAGACGCTTTCATTTACATCTTTGTATTGAATTTCGTAGTTGTTTAAAAACTTGTTGGTGCCTTTTGTCCATTGCACCAAAGCCTGACCTACGAATGTTCCATCTTCTTGTACGTTGCCTTTATCGGTAACTGAAAGATTAGATACTGTTAGGCCATTACGCGGATCAGTAAGCGTTGTATCATTGCTTTTAATATCGCTTTCTTCCGCACTCCAATTGAATGCAGCCGACGACGTTTCGCGCAAGGTAAGGGTAACCCGCATATCCCCTGCATCAGAACTATTTTTAAACTTCCATCCTACGACTTCGAACTCTTTTGCGCTCCAACCGTACCGATCAATCGTAAGAGCAACAATATCACCGCATTCAACTTGGAATGCCTCAAGGCTGAAGTCAGCAGTAAATGTCATTTGTTCACGCGCACGGAACAAAGTCATCTTGGCAAGCCGCTGCGCACAAGCACTAGATGTAGTAAAGGGCAGCGATAAATCTAACGGGCTTTCGATGTTATTATCATCAGCTATAAACGTCGATGACCGTATTTCTGGATAATCAGATGTAATGTATCCTTGGTCTACGTCATTGAATGTACCGCGAACAATATTGAAATTGTCCCGCCGACTGTGCTTCGTGTCTAGGTTTATCGCGCTGCGCAAATCTTCTAAGGTAAATGTCTTAACGGATGAAGTATATTCGCCAACCTTTAGGTGCCACTCCCCTTGCCCCCAGAATAAAGACCCTGCGCAAGCTGTCATCAAATCACCCAAGATGCTTTGAGGGGTTTGATCTAATCTAATGATGCCATTTACTTCGTATCTATTTTCTGTGCCACTTCCAGAAAGCGTTACGCTCTCATCGCAAGTATTTGCTGCCGCTGAGAAAGATGTATCGTTTATGTCTCCTGTACCTTGTAGGCCGTATTTTTGAGTAAGATAATCACGAATACACAGAGCCGCATTTGCTGAATATGCTGTTGTACTATTGCGAGGGTCATAGACTTTCTTGCCCTCAACAACCGCTGTAAATATTGGCAATCCATCTGCAAAAACATCTTGATCATATTCAAGGCGCATATACATACAAGCGATGCCTTGACCCTTGAAGTTAGTATCATCGCCTGTTTCTTTGTTTTGCCACTCTGGGCCGTCTGTCAAAGCACTAAGTGTAGTATAAACATTTTGAGTATCTGTGCCTAAAAACTTTTTGATAAGTACTTTTGATGTGCTGTCACTGCTGTCATAGCCCCACTTATCATCGGTCACAAACGCATCTGTCGCTTTATCATACCTTTGATCAGTTACATACCCATCGCTATTTATTTCGTAGATTTCATCATTAATATGAACCGTAGAATAGGTTGTGGAATTAACAACCAAAGTCCCAATGCTATTAACTTCATGGCCCGCCATTGCTACGATTTGATGCAAAAAATCGTTATCGTCGCCTGTTGCCTCACGATAAGTAACAACGCCACCTTTGCGAACCCGACCATAAACCAACTCTTGCGGTGCAGTGGGCGAAATAGCATTCACCAATGTGCCGCCTGAATTAAAGCTGCTTAAGTCCATTTTAGGCATAAGCGACTTCATAGCCCATGATGCTACCAAGCCAATTGCAATGTAACCGATAATAGTTGCCCCTGTGAAAACACCCACAGAAGCTAACGCAGTTGCGGTACTCAACCCCACACCTTGAGTAATCATCAATCCGATTATTTCTGGCATACGCGGAACATTATCCCAATCGTTCCAGTGTTTTACTGTTATATCACCAAGACGATATTTCATTCTTTAATCCACGCATTTCTAATGAGGCTTATTGGAATAGATATTAGCCCTTTTTCACCTACAAAGATAGCTTTGGTGCCAAGAGATATTCCCAAAGCATCGCCTATAACCCACTTGCGGATGATCTTGTCTGTCGTAACCAGCCCGCCCTTTGGTGGTATGTAATGGATGCGCGTTAATTTAGTATCAATCGCATCTGCTAGTGTATTGGCTTTGAATACTTTACGCAGCGCGTCACGCTTCAAGTATATGCCGTTTTTGTCAATATACTTGCCGACCCAATCATCAGCCCATCCTTCACCATACATAACTTTGTAAGCATTATTGGTGAACATAAAGCAATCATTGGTGTGCCATTGAAATGGCCTATGCTTTACCTCTGCAATGTAATCATTAAGAGCGACTAGATTAGGAGTTACCATCTTCTGTAGACCTACCCCATGTAATTTGTTTGTCTTGCAACCTTGTCATCCAACGGAAAAAGCTATCATCACCACTTAAACTTTTTGAGTTTCTTACCGCTTGGTGACTTTGCTCTGTATATCTACGCGCAACTGGACGCTCTAAAACAATCAACTTGCTCTCTACAGTAAGTTTTATAGTAGATGTTTCGCCGCTATCTGTAATTTGCATTTGATCCATAAAGCCTGAAAATATCTCTACGGTTTCAGAGCCTATGCCAAGATATATATTAACCGATCTACCCTGATAGTCCTCTGATAGAGCATAGTTAATTATTGTGCTGTCTAATCCATTCAGGGTTAGCGTTGTACCTCTAGCTGATAAGTCAGTGCTTTCCTCTAGCCCATCAATCGTAAGAAGGTTTCCTGTTCCAGTATAAGTTTCACCACCTATTACCTTGTTACCATAACCTGTCCAAAACAGGAGACTTCCGCTGTCAAAATCTAGATTGACCGCATAGAAAACTTCTATTTCAGGATCGGCTAACGCTGTTAAAAACGCTGAACTTACTGTACGGGTCATATCGCTTCAAAGGCTCCGAATGTAATTCCATAAGTAGAAACGTGATTGGCTGTCCATGATTGTTCATTGCTTGCCAAACGAAACTTGCCTGTTGTGTTTAGAATATTCACACCCGCGCTTGATTTGTTTTCGCGTAAAGCGGGCCAAATCTCTACATCTTGTGCCGCGCCCGTACCTGTTACATCAGCTAACACTTTATGAAGTGTTCGATTAGACGTTGTGCCTATCTGTATGTAATCACCCGCAAGCAATGTTTCCCCCGATGTAATAGTCAGTGATATTGTTCGATCACCCGCACTGCCCGTTGCTGCATTTACATCTGTGTTTGCTGAGGCTGTTCCTCTGGGCGTTTTTGCATCTGGATCACCAAGATAAAAAGTGCCGTATGACCCACGCAAGCTAATCAAAAACGCTAACCATTCTTCTGCCGCTGCACGTTTCATTGGGGGTAAAGTAATATCTGCTTCCCATGTTTCCCCGCTGTATGCATGTGCTTGACCAGAAAAGGTAAATGGCGACTGACTGTAAGCCACTGCATTCTTTGCGCGGAATTCGATATTACGAATACCTGTAACTGTAGGCAAACTAAGAGGGTAAGATATAGCCATTATGCAAATGCCCTTCCATATGAACCGCCACGCCGCTTCCCATCAGCCACCGCCGCTTTCGCTGTATTTGCTATCTCTGGCATTAATGATCTAATTTCTGCTCGGACAGTTTGTTGAACCCCTGTAGAGATATTGATGTTCTGCACGATTGTTGTGCTATCGCCGCCGCCAAGTGCTGATCTTGTGTTGTTGCTGTTCATAACTGTAGAGGCTGAATTAGGCACGATAAGTTCTGGCCCGCGCTCACCTACTAGATATGGACGGTTTGCGCTCATTGACCCCCCTGTAGCCAAACCGCCTGTAAGGATTGTCGCTCCACTACCAAAGGTATGTGTTGGAAGTCCGAAAACAGCACCAAGGATTTTGTTAATAACGAACAGCTCAAGTGCTTTTGCGATCATAGTCCTTGTAAAGTTTTGGAATACATTAGCTAAACTTTCCATATTGAACTTGCCAGAGACAAACATATCCGCAAATGCGTCAGACATTCCAGATGCTAAATTTTTTACCGCTGAAACTTGCGCATCGTAAACTGGTTTCATTTTTTCCAGCTTTTCCCTCAGCTTGTCTGTAGTGCCGCCTTGATTTGCAAGTGCTTCTTGAATTGCCTTCAAATCCGCTGCCGCTTGCCTTACGGGATCGACTTCAATTGTAGTTTTTAGAGGCCCATCTTGTGTAAGCGCGGCTTGAGCCTCCTCAAACGCTTTC